TAGGTGATTTTTGTTTGTATGTTTCTTTTTTTATTATATTGTTGCACAGTTACCATGTCCACTGAATATTTAGGCAAGTCTACGTTTTTAACCAACATATTCAATTCACGTTGGTGATTCTTAATTGGTGGATCACTGATTTTTGATACAGATGGATCTAAATTGAATACACAATGATATAAAAATTTTTGTTTGGGTGCTAAACGGAAACTGTCATCTACATATAATCTGGCTCCGTGAGCAAAGTCACCAAGGTTACCTTTAGGATTAAGCACACCTTTTCCTAGATTATCTAAAAAACCTTTTAGTAAATTTGCCATATACAGTATTTATGTTATGAGAAAAGTGGTGTTTTAAAAACAAAAAAGGGGCCGAAGCCCCCTTTTAAATTTATAAATGCAAATAAAAATTACTGACCGCCGCCTGTAATTAGTGTGTTTACAGTTCTGCCTACAGCAGTTCCAACACCTGTTCCTTGTGGAGTTTGGATAGCATTATCGTATCTCATTTGTAACGTTACTGTTACAGGATCACTTGTACCATATGCTAACTGATTATAGTTTGCTGACTCAATGTAGCAACCGTATAATTCAAATGTTTCTAAAACACCAACTGCATTAGCACCGTTACCACCATCTGTAATTTCTATTCTAGTTACAAATTTGTAATCGCTACCTGAAGCCGCCGCTGATTGTTCAAAGAAATCAAATTGTTTCTGAAGTTGTTCACCAACTAATTTCTGTACGTTGTTAGATACATCTTCTCTTAAAGTTAATGTAACTGTTTCCCAAGTGTGTTTACCTGCTAGATAAACTTTTGAGTTGTACACATCTATAGTTGTTGTTTCAAACGATAAATTAGGTCTTGTTATATCTACAACCTGCTTTGTTAATTCTGTTGTTGGTGTAGATACACCAAAGTTTTCTAAACTCACTCTAAAACGATATTGTAGTTTAGGCATTAACAAGCCTTGGTTAGAAGCACTTTGGCTACTATCCAGTGGTACTGTAATTTTTGATAGTGTAGATATACTCATTTGTTTCTCCTATAATATTTATCTTATTATAATCCTGCTATTTCGCCAGTATTTTTTAATCTCAATGGTACGTAGATAAACTCAACTGCTTTGACTGGTTCAATCGCAATATCCAAGTACAACTCGTTTCTATCTATTCTAGTTGGAGTGTTGTTTGTTTCGTCACACACAACTAAGAAATCAAAGATTGCTCTGTTACCAACTAACTCTAACAATAAACTTTCTGCTTGAGCCTTGATTTCATCTCTTGTGATTTTATCATTTGGTTCAAACACATATGGTCTTGCTAGTTTGTTTAATTGACTTCTTAAGTAGATTACAAGTCTTGCAACATTAATTCTGTCCAAAGCACTTGAACCTGCAAATCTAGTTTTTTGTCCATAGTTTACTAAACCTGCACCTGTTATGAAAGTAATTGGGTTAACATTGTTTGTATACAATGTATCTCTTTGACCTTCATTTAATGCTGTTGAAACAAATTCACCTTCGCTATTGATATAACCAGTTGAACTTGCATTAGTGATACCACCTCTTCTTGTTCCTGCTGGTGCAAACCATGGGAAAGAAACTTGATCGCTTAATGCGATAGTTCTTAACATCATGTGTGATGCTGGAACAACAACATTGTTACCGAAGTTATCTGAAGTGAATCCTGATGGATAAAATACTCCTAGATATTCGTTTGTTGTAACTAAACCATTGTCGTTATCTTCAACAGCCTTGTTAACGTTCGTTGCCCAGTTTTGTAAACTTGTTGCATCTGGTGTTAATCTCATTGGTGAGTCACCAACTATAAATGCTGACAAGCCTCTGTCTGCGTTTAGTGAAATCATTTCGCCTATTAGTTCTGGATAACCAGGTGTTGCTAATAAGTTGAATATTCTTGATTCATCATCTCTAACTTCTTGGTTAGAATTCATCTCTGCTTGTAAACCTTGTACAATAACTTTTCTTTGTGCGTGTCTACCAAATGAACCTGAACCATCTGCTTGGTTAGCCGATTCAGTTACCCATCTGTGCGGATAGTATGCTGACATACTTGCATCACCCTGTCTAGGGTTTGTTGCTGTTGTGTCAACATGATTTCTAACAAATTTTTTAACATTAAATCCAGAACGTCTTGTGTTCCATAGCAACATACCTTTTGGATATAATGCTGGATCTGGAGCATCTGCATCTAAGAAGTCACTTGCTAATAAATCTGCAATAGTACCTGCTGGAGCCGCCGAAGCCGTTCCACCTGTTGTACCAAATCTTGCATCTGCAAACACAATTCCGTTTTCAGTTGTTTGATCAGTTTTGTCTACTAATACCCATTTTAGAGTTGAACCATTCCATTTGTAAATTGTTGGATAGTTCTCTAAGTCTGCTGTGCTTATCCATAAGTCACCATCAACAAGTGCTGATGCATCTGACTGTGTAGTTGGAGCAGTTGCAGAAACTTGTGGACCTGCTGGGTCTGAACCTGCTACTGCTGAGTAACCTTTCCATGTTGTACCGTTGTGATACATTATGTCTACTTCGTCTACAATTGATGAGTACCATAGTTGACCATCATTTGTTAATGAAGTTACTGCTGTTGCACTTGCAGTATAAGTTAATGCTTTCCAGTTACTTGCTCTGTACTGTTTAGGATTTGTTCCTGAACCTGTTCCTGGCTCATATCCCATGTTAGTTGTTGTTTGTAAGAAACCTGCTTCTGCTAAAGAGCCGTCTGTGTCAACAAACTTCATCTCACCACCTTTTGTGTGTTCGATAACTATTCTGTTTGATGAGTCAACACTTGCTTTAACGTTTGTAAATCCAGCGCCGTTGATTTGACCTGCAATTACATCTGCATCTGAAGCCGCACCAGTTAATGTGCTTGTTACTGTGATTGCTGAATTTAATGCTTCTTGACCTACAATTGATTCTTGAATAGTAAATGATTTACTACCTGCTGTCATTCCCGTAGATATTGCTGTACCTGTAACTTTTGTTGAACCTGTAGATTCTCTTCTGAAAATAACATGGTCAACTTCAGTTGTGCCATTGCCATAGTTGATGTATAAATCACCTACTGCCAAACCTGCACCGCCACCTGTCTTATCTAAATTGAATAATGCAGATTCGTTGCTAGAATGTAATGGAGCACTTACAGTTTCCCATAATTTTGTTGTGTCGTTCCATTTTTTTACACTCCATTTAGCACCTAAATTAGGCTCTGTAGTTTTTAACCAAACTGAGCCTGTTGGTCTTGGATTTGAATCTGTTGATTTGAACGCTGGTACTGAAGTGTGTGGAGCAACTGATAATGCTGGCACATAGTAAGTACCTGCTGTTATACCAAATGATGTGCTTACATCTGCTGTACCATTTGCAATTTGAACTGTGTCGCCTGCCGCACCTGTGTAATATATTTCTAAGATACCGCCGTTGTTTCTTGCACTTAATCCTGAAACACCAGCACCTGTGATGTCAGTCACTGCTGAATCAACTGTTGTACCACTGTTTGTGATTGTTGTGTTTTGTGCATTAATTGTGATTACATAGTTCTGTCCTGAACTTATTGTACCACCTGCTGAACCTTTAATAGTTGGATTAGAACCTACCCAATCCGCTGTGCCTACTGCTACCCAGGCTCCATCATATTTTTTGTAGAATAAATCGTTGTTTGTGTCAGTGGCATTGATCGCATAATCACCTGCTTGTCCTACTGAATTTTTAGGAAAGTTTGCTGAAATTTGATCTGCGTCTGTAATTACTGTTACTGGTTGGTTTGTAAATGATTGACCACCTGTTGTAGTTGCCGCTGAACCATTCCATTCAAATACTCCGTATTTTGAATTTACTGTGTCAAACCAGTATGTACCTGCAACTGGATTTGCCGCTGGTGCTGTTGCACTTGCTTCTAATTGACCTAAATCAACATTTGCTCTTACAACGAATGCTCTGTTGGCAACACCTAAGAATGAATAAGCCGCTTGTAATCCGTACTCGTTTGTTTCACCACCGTGGATTGGATTATTACTTGCATCAGTTTTGAATACTGGATCACCAAATGTTTCTGCTAATTCTCTTTGTGATGTCATCAAGAAAACTTTACCGGCATTTGCCGCTGTTGTTCCTTGTGCTGTGCCTGTTCCAGAACTAGACGTTTTGTCTTGTGCTGTTGCTATGAATATACATGGAACCGTTCCTGGTTCTGCTGGTGTATAAAAACTTTCGTCAATTACGCTGACTTGTACTCCTGGTGAAACTAATGCCATTTGCTTATCTCCTACTTAAAGTATTAAAAACTTTATTATTGTTTGTATTTATGACATAATGCCGAAATGCACCAAATTAAAAGGTATAAAAAAGGGGTAGGAAAGGGCAGGTAAATACGTGCATATGAGACCATTATGTACAAAATGTAGTAAAAGACCAGCCGCAGTAAATTATAAAAAGGCAGGTAAGACCTATTACAGAAAGCAATGTGAGTTGTGTTTGCGATATGGAGGACCAAGCGGATATATGCCTAAATGGCACGTGGCTGGCTATCGTATCAACAAGCAATGTGATAAATGTGGTCACAAAAGCACCTATGAATCACACTTCAACGTGTTTCACATAGATGGTAATCTTGATAATTGTAAGTTCAGTAATTTAAAGACTGTGTGTGCTAACTGCCAAAGATCTTTGCACCTTGAAGGAATCCGTTGGAAACAAGGTGATCTTGTACCTGATTTTTAAGACTATTAATAGTTGAATTATTTTCAAATTCAGCATTAAAATTTGTATTTGCCCATGCCCATTCAGATGCGTGTACATCTTTAGGTTTCTGCCCAATGTCTTGATACATTCTAAACCACATAGGCAGTTGTCCACGTTTTACCCACCAAACTTCACCACCTAATTCTTGTATCATGTTTGCTTCATTTTCGAATCTTACATCAGGTATTACCCAATTAATCTGTGGATTGTCTTTAAGTTTCTTTTTAACTAAACTAACCCATATGCCATCATAGAATCCATCTCTCATGCACTCTGTTCCAAACTTTTGCAGTACAAGTCTTGGAGTCACTTCATGTTTCAATTCCATACTCCAGAAAGGATCCATTTGTTCACGCCATTTTCTACTCTGTTCTGTTTTGCCATCCAGTAGGTCTCTGTTCCAATCAAACATTGTGGCAACACTGTCTTTCAGTTTGTCTGCAAAAGACAATTTTACAAATGAATGATCATCAACTAAATGATCTGCTATTGTGTCTTTGCCTGATCCAATCAAGCCACATATTCCTATAATCATATTTCTAATTGTTTTGTTCCTGATCCAATTTTTCCTACAGGAAAACTATTAAAAGCCAAACTGATTCTTGCCACATCAGCAGGTTGAGGATATACTGTATGTTCCAACCAAGATGGAAACATCAATACTTCTCCTGGCTTAGGTTTAACACCATAGTAGTCTGTGTTGTATTCGTTTTTGTTGTTTTCTTCATACGTAAGTTGAACGTTTTGATGTGCAATATTTGTGTACAAATAAGGTTTCTCAAATATTATAG